AAATCACTAAACCTGATGGTTCTAAAGAAAGTAGTAACGATGAAGAAGAAGGTGGTGAAGAAGGTTCTGATGATTTAAACTTTGAAACGGGTGATGAAGAAATCGGTAATGAAGAAGAGTCTGAACCACAAGGTCCTTACACAATTGAAGCTTACGCCCCAACATTACCATTATTAATTCACGAACTTTTATTAGGAGTTGCTAAGTATTTTAGTTGGTTAGGTGGTATTCAAGGAAAAGAAAAATCAGAATTAATTATTCAATCAACAGATACTATAGGTAATGAAGTTTGGAACTCATATATGGGTAAAGTATTCTTCAAAGAATTGATGTTAAGATTTAAAGCGTTAAACGATGAATACGCATTACAAGATAAAAAAGTTCAAAATAGAATATTGTTATTCTTACAATTACATTTAGCAACATTATCTAAAGATGATTTAGAAACATTATTAAATGGAATTCATAAACAAGATGACCGAGTAATTCAAATAATTAATGAATTAGTTGAAGGTGCTATGGAACAATATCAAGAACTTCACAAAGACATGCCAGAACCAACTAAAAACTATGGTTCAGGTGTTGATTTAGGTGATGAAGATGATACAGAAGACGATGATTTTGATTTTGGTGACGACGATGATGATGATGATGTCTATTAATATACATACTAAATAAACGATAAAGACCTCCAATTTTAATTAATTGGGGGTTTTTTGGTATTTATAAATAAAAACTATGACTAAAGAACAATTGTTGTTAGAATACGTTAAGTGTATGAGAGACACTCCATACGCGTTAAGTACGTATCTACAAACATACGACAACACAGTATCAAAATACGTTCCGTTAGAATTATTCCCCGACCAAATAACGTTATTACAGGATTACGAGAACCATAATGAAAACATTGCATTAAAATATCGTCAAGCGGGTGTATCAACAGTTACATCGGCGTGGGTTTCTAAAAAATTAGGATTTGCCAAAAAAGAAAAACCTGAAAAAATACTGATAATTGCCAACAAATTGGACACCTCTATTGAGATGGCTAATAAAATCAGAGCTTTTGTAACACAATGGCCGAGTTGGGTTAACGTTCATATTGACCCAAATAAAAAATCAACCAAACATTGGAAATTAAATAATGGTTGTGAGGTTAAGGCAGTTGCAACATCAAAGGATGCTTTACGTGGATTTACACCTACGATATTAATATTTGATGAGGCCGCGTTTATCGAAGCCGATAGTGATTTCTGGTCTGCGTGTATGGCGTCCCTATCAACAGGAGGTAAAGTAATTGTAGTGTCAACACCTAATGGTAATGATGCGATTTACTACGAGATTTACGACCAAGCATTGAGAGGAATGAATGACTTCAAAATTACGGAAATGTATTGGTATCGTGACCCTCGATACACGAGTGATTTATATTTTGTTAAGACAGATGACGCAATTCATTACTTATTAAATAAAGAAGAATACGGACCTGAAAAAATAATAAGTTGGTCCGATATAGAATTTAAAGATAGAGACTTTGAGGAGGCCAAAGAAATCATCAATAATGGATACAAACCTTGTTCTGATTGGTTTGAAAGGATGGTTAAGAAACTTAAATACGACAAACGTAAAGTTTCTCAAGAGTTAGAGTGTAACTTCCTTGGTTCAGGGGATAACGTATTTGACTCAAGATTGATGCAGAAAATTCGTGAGAATTATCTATTAGAACCCCAAAATAAAATGTTAGGTAATCAATTATGGATTTGGAAAGAACCGGTAATAGGTCACAAATACATTATGGGTGTCGATGTCAGTCGTGGGGATAGTGAGGATTTTAGTTCATTCCAAATTGTAGATTTTGATACTCGTGAACAAGTTGCTGAGTTTGTCGGTAAATTACCTCCTGATACTATGGCTGAGATTTGTTTTAAATGGGCTAATATGTATTCAGCATATATCGTTGTCGATATCACAGGTGGTATGGGTGTTTCCACATCACGTAAACTTCAGGAGTTAGGTTATAAAGACTTATATGTTGACGGGGAAGACGTTAATAACTCTTGGAAATATAATCCAAAGTCGGCAGAAAAAATACCCGGTATTAACTTTAATAATAAACGAGTTCAGATTATTGCATCTTATGAGGAGGCAATGAGACATGACTTTAGAATATATAGTCATCGTTTATACAATGAAATGGATACGTTCATTTATCTCAATGGTAGACCCGACCACCAAAAAGGACGACATGACGATTTACTTATGTCTATCGCGATGGCAACATACGTGGGGGAGACATCGTTTAGTAAATTAAATAAAGTAACAGACCAAGCGAAAGCAATGATTGAGTCGTGGTCCATAAATAACAATACCTCAGTAGGTAAAGATATTGATTTTAACCCTGTTATCCCAAATTATAATGATATGATGGGTAGAACTAATACCAATCATAGTGTTAATAGAGATGAGTATTTAAAGTATGGTTGGTTATTTGGTAATTACGGACAAAAATAAACTATTTAAAAATTGATATTTATAATTAAAATTCTGATATGGAAAACAATAAAAATTTAACGGTTTGGCAACGATTAACACACGCATTTGGACCAAATTCATTATTAAATCAAGATTACCCCACATATTCGTTTGATAAGAAGGAGTTACTTAAAACAACTTCAAAGGATGAGTATGAAAAAGAAAAATTACAGGCACAACAAACTTTCTATTTAACAAATCAATGGGCTAAAATAGAAACTAATTTATATTCACAAGCAATCTATTATGAACCAACACGTTTGGCTTCGTTTTACGATTATGAATCAATGGAATACACACCTGAGATATCGGCAGCGTTAGATATCTACGGTGAAGAATCAACTACTGTAGACCAAAATGGTTTTATGTTACAAATTTATTCCGAATCAAAACGTATTAAATCAGTATTAACGGATTTGTTTAATAATAGTTTAGATTTAAATACTAACTTACCTATGTGGGTAAGAAATACTTGTAAATACGGTGATAACTTTGTTTACTTAAAATTAGATTCTGAAAAAGGTATTGTTGGTTGTATGCAATTACCAAATATTGAAATTGAACGTTTGGAAAGAGGTATGGCTGCCAAAATTAACAATGTTGAAGAACCCGGACATAGTAGAGGATTAAGATTCCAATGGAAAGTTAAAGATATGGAATTTAACTCTTGGGAAATTGCCCATTTCCGTTTATTAGGTGATGATAGAAAATTACCATATGGAACATCCATGTTGGAGAAAGCTAGACGTATTTGGAAACAGTTATTACTATCTGAGGATGCAATGTTAATTTATAGAACATCAAGAGCCCCTGAACGTAGGGTATTCAAAATTTTCGTGGGTAACATGGATGATAAAGATGTTGAACCATACGTACAACGTGTTGCAAACAAATTTAAACGAGACCAAATTGTTGATAGTAAAACAGGTAACGTTGATATGAGATATAATCAAATGGCGGTAGACCAAGATTATTTTATTCCTGTTCGTGACCCGGCAGCACCTAACCCAATTGAGACATTAGCGGGAGCACAGAACTTGGGTGAGATTGCGGATATCGAATATATCCAAAAGAAATTATTAACCGCACTACGTGTTCCTAAAGCGTTTTTAGGTTTCGAAGAACCTGTTGGTGAAGGTAAGAACTTATCATTAATGGATATACGTTTTGCGAGAACAATCAACAGAATACAAAAATGTATGATTGCCGAATTAAATAAAATCGCAATTATTCATTTATTCCTTTTAGGTTTTGAAGACGAACTATCTAACTTTACATTATCATTAGCAAACCCATCAACACAGGCCGACTTATTAAAAGTCGAAGCTTGGAAAGAAAAGGTTACTTTGTATAAAGAGGCGGTAACGGCAGTTGAGGGTATTGCACCAACATCGGTAACTTGGGCCAAAAAACATATTTTAGGATTCTCTGATGAAGAAATTAAACTTGATTTACAACAACAACGTGTTGAGAAAGCGGTTGGTGCTGAGTTAACAAATACCGCAACAATTATTACTCACACAGGTATATTTGATAATATTGATAACCTATACGGTTCTAAATCAGGTGGAACACAAACCGCTGCGGCGGGTGCAACACCTCCACCACCTCCGGGTGGTGATATGGGTGGTGATATGGGTATGCCGGCCCCACCTCCAGGACCTGAACCAGGTGGTGATGCTGGAATTACACCTGAATCTATTGACAAACGAGATAATTTAAAAATCTTAATAGAATCCGAAACAATGTATAATGACGAAGAATTTATTGATTTGTCAAAAGGAAAAAATAATTTAGGTGATATTGAGATTCAATTGAATAAACTTTTAGGAGACTAATATTTATATAATAAAAAACAACGAAATGAAATTTGGAATTATAAAATCAAAAATAGAAAATGTTTTATTAGAATCGTATAAAGATGGTTCATTTAAAAATGAACTTAAAACATTTAAAAAATTAGTTTTAGAAAATAAAAACATTAATAGATTATTTTACATCTATGATGATTTAAGTTCTAATAAAGGTTTAACTAATGAAGTTGCTAGTGACTACATTCATGAAATGGTAACTCTTTACGAAAATACCGTTAATAAAATTATTCCTACAGACTTGAAAAAAATCAAAGATTGGACAAATAATTCTTCTGTAGTTGACAATAACTACGAAGTTATTGATAATCTACTTAGTGGTGGGGTTTTAAACTTAGAGTCAAAAATTAATAGTAAAAAGACTATTACTGAAACTATCACTAAACAACCTGTGACTGAGAAAGAAGTAGTTAAAGTTCCGTTAAGTACTATGGTAAATATGGCAAACAAAACAATCACAAATTATATTGATGGTTTGAATGAATCTGAGAAAAAAGAATTTAACCAAATGTTATCTGTTGATGACTCTGAGTTAGAATCAAAGTATTCAACTATTAAAGAAAGTGTTGTTGAAAAATTACAAACGTTGTATAATCAAAACCACGATAGACCAACAAGAAACTCAATTAATGAGACGATTGAAAAGATTTCGTCTGAAAAATACGATAAATTAAATTACTATAAATTAAAAAGTTTACACGACAACCTTTAATCATTATTTGATTTAAAGTTTTTCTGAACGTGTTTAGCCTTGCTAAGCACGTTTCTTTTTATTACAGAAGGTTTAACAAACACTTTACGGTTAACCAATTCAGACATTTGTCTTGTTTTAATCACCTTACTCTTATATTCTTTAAGAGCTTTTTCGATATTTTTATCTTTATTTACTTTTACTACAATCATATTAAAAAAATGTGGATTTATTGTTTTTTTGACTATTAATGTAAATATACCTACATTTATTTAAAATAAACTGTTTCACGATGAAAAATAATGAAAAAAGGGAAAACCTCTAAAATCCAAGGATTTAAAACTGCGAAAGTTTTATTTGGTACAGTCGATTCTGTTAATCTAAAATCAATATATCTTAACATTCAAACTTGGGTCGAACCAAAAAAAGACGTGGAAAATTGGTCGAGAGTCGTTTTAAACTTGAGTAGGTCAATTAAACATTCAATTTACGATAAAGTAAAAAATTCATTTTTTGATGATAAATTCATTGTTGACTTAGATTTAAGGTCTAGCGGGTTATCACTAAATAAAAAATCATTTATGAATTTAGAAATTAATTTCTTTCTTAAAGATAATATCTCATTAACGTTTAAAGACACCGAAATTAAAGATTTCTTAAAAAATCTCACAACTAAAATATTTCAAGATAATTTAAAAAACAACCAATATTTTAAGTTTTATCTTTCTAAAACAAATAAACCAATCAATAAAACTGTCAAAACCGAAAATATTTAATATTTATTGTTAAAAGAAACAATGAATTTAAAAATATTAAAACCATATGAATTGGGTAAAGGTATCTTAATCGAACAAGATGCTGGATATATTTCCCCAACAACAGAACACAATAAATACATAATGGAGTCTACTAACTTTTTAGACCATTCAAAACCATTTGAATTTTATGCCGTTCTACAAAAATATGACACACCAAATAGAAATGGTCGTGTATATCCTGAAAGGATTTTAAAACGAGTATCTGAAAATTATAAAAAAATGATTGAGAAGGGTGTTTCATTATCAGAATTGAACCACCCTGAATCATCGTTAATTGATTTAGACCGTGTATCTCACATCATTACTAAAGTATGGTGGGAAGGTAATGTACTAATGGGTGTTTTAAAATTACTTACAAGCCCAGGTTTCCACGAAAGAGGTATTGTATCAACTAAAGGTGATATGGCGGCAAACTACCTAAGACAAGGTGTTACGTTAGGTATATCATCAAGAGGTGTTGGTTCCCTTAAAAAAGTGGGAGAACAAAATGAAGTTCAAGATGGTTTTGAGTTAATTTGTTTTGACTTAGTATCTTCACCATCAACACCAGGTGCTTATTTATT